AGTTAATCTTTGCTTTGTAAAGACTAATTCCGTTGCTAATGACAAAACAAATCATTACAGACAATGGGCATTTATACAGCTTAATAACTTAGATGAGTTCTATTGTTTAGATTACTTATACTTTAAAGAATCTAGGTGGAATCCTAATGCACGTAATGGTTCACACTATGGCATACCACAAGGTAGGTCTAAGTGGTTGGCCACTGTTGATGGATATAAGCAAGTAGAGTGGGGTATCAAATACAATAACAATAGATATGGTTCTATGTGTAAAGCATTAGAGCATTACAAGCTTAAAGGATGGCATTGAGTAACAAAGCGATAGGTAGTGGTAAATGGAAGAAGCTACGCATTACCATATTAGATCGTGATGGCTGGCAGTGTGCATCATGTGGCAGGCCAGCGCACACAGTAGATCACATCATTCCACGTGTTAAAGGTGGCGATATGTGGAGCCCAGATAACTTACAGTCTATGTGTAAATCATGTAACAGCGCTAAAGGTGGTCGTTTTTTTAGCCACAAGGCGACCCCCCCTGTCTTTTCTGAACGTTCTCTCCCTGAGACAGTCCGAACAGTGCCAGATTCACCATTTAATAAACCTGATACGCTTAACTTCGATGCAGAATGATGCGGAAGTAAAACAGACGCCACGAGGGGTCGGGCTAATTGGCAGCACTGAGCCTAGAATCCACACGCCTTTACTAAAAGGTTTATCTAAATCACAAGAAGTAGCCGATCTAGCTGTAAAAATAGGCATGCCATTGATTCCCTGGCAACGCTGGGTATTAGATGATCTATTGACTGTTGATGACAAGCACATGTGGGTCAAACGCTCTGGGTTAATTCTTGTAAGCCGACAATCTGGAAAAACGCACTTGGCCAGAATGCTTATCCTGTCTCATTTATTTCTGTGGGGCAGCAAGAATGTCTTGGGCATGTCATCTAACCGCAATATGGCATTAGATACCTTTAGAAATGTTGCTTACACAATAGAAGACAATCAATTCTTAAAAGACCAAGTAAGACAGATACGCCTGGCCAATGGGCAAGAATCTATAACCCTGCTTAATGGCGCTAGGTATGAGATAGCCGCTGCTACTAGAGATGCACCCCGTGGTAAGACTGCAGACTTCTTGTATTTAGATGAATTACGTGAGTGGTCAGAAGAAGCCTTTACAGCTGCATTACCAGTAACACGTGCAAGACCTAACTCAATGACTTTAATGACAAGTAATGCTGGTGATGGATTTAGCACAGTGTTAAATGATTTAAGGGAACGCTCTTTATCCTATCCGCCTGTGACTTTAGGTTATTACGAATGGTCAGCGCCACAGCACTGTAAAATACATGATCGCAAAGCCTGGGCTATGGCTAATCCAGCATTAGGATATTTTGTAACTGAGGAAACCTTGGAAGAAGCTGTAAATACAAACAGCGTGGAAGCGACACGTACCGAGATGTTATGTCAGTGGATAGATAGCGCAGTCAGTCCTTGGGTGTATGGATCTATTGAAGCATGTAGCGATAGTACATTAGAGATTCCTGTCGGACCAATGACTATAATGGCCTTTGATATTGCACCTACTAGAAGATCAGGTGCTTTAATAATGGGCCAGATGAAAGATGGCAAAATAGCAGTCGGACTTGCACAACTCTGGCATAGCGATATAGCAATAGATGAAATTAAAATGTCAAGTGATATAAATGAATGGGCCAAGAAGTATCACCCGCACATAATCTGTTATGACAAGTACGCAACGCAATCAATAGCTACACGATTAGAGCAAAGCGGATGGCGCATGCAAGATGTATCAGGCCAGGCGTTTTACCAGGCATGCTCTGATCTATCCGATGCTATGGCTAATGGCAGAATGGTGCATAGTGGTCAGGCGGATCTAGTACAGCATTTAAATAATTGTGCGGCTAAGACTAGCGATGCAGGCTGGCGTATTATTAGGCGTAAATCCGCTGGGGATGTTACAGCTGCTATATCACTGGCTATGGTTGTTAGTCAATTAAATAGACCGCAACAAACCGCACAAATCTTTGTGTAATTTGCACCATTAGTCCGATTTATGGTATAAAGTATACATATGGGTATATTGTCAGCATTGGGTCTAACTAATAATAAGCAGTCCGTACAGGCGCAATATGCCCCAGCCGTGATGGGCGATAGCATCATTGGATTTGGTTATAACACATTTGGTGCAGGTCCTATGGATCGCACACTTGCGACCCAGGTGCCAGCGGTTAACAGATGCGCCAATTTAATAAAAGGGGTTATCGGTTATTTACCTCTAGAGCTGTACAAAAAATCTACAGGCGAAGAATTAGCAAAGCCACTCTGGTGCGAACAGCCAGATATTCGACAGCCACGATCCGTCACTATCTCGTGGACTGTCGATAGCCTTATATTCTATGGTGTTGCATACTGGCGTGTTACAGAAGTTTATGCAGATGATTTAAGACCATCAAGATTTGAATGGGTTGCTAATACTCGTGTTGTTGCACAGTTAAACCCACAAGGCACAGAAGTTTTGTATTACACATTAGATAACGAAAAATTACCAATGACTGGTATTGGTTCATTAGTTACATTTCAAGGATTAACACAAGGCGTATTACAAACCGCAGGTCGCACAATACAAAGCGCATTAGATATTGAAAAGGCTGCAGCTGTAGCATCACAAACACCTATGGCAACAGGATTCCTAAAAAACACTGGCGCAGATATGCCAGAAGCACAAGTACAAGGATTATTAGCAGCTTGGAAGCAAGCACGTCAATCAAGATCTACTGCATACCTAACTAGCACACTATCTTATGAGACTGTTGGATTTAGCCCTAAAGATATGATGTATAACGAAGCATCACAATATCTTGCAACACAAATTGCACGGGCCATGAATGTACCTGCTTATTACATCTCTGCAGATATGAATAACAGCATGACTTACCAAAACATTATTGATGGCCGTAAAGAATTTGTTGCTTATTCTCTACAACCTTATATTTGTGCTATTGAGGATCGTCTAAGTATGAACGATATAACTGCTAATGGCCATACTGTGCGCTTTAATATTAGTGAGACATTCTTACGATCAGATGACAAGGCAAGATTAGAGACTATTGAGAAGATGCTTGCACTTGGACTTATTGATATAGAAGATGCAAAAGAAATGGAAGACCTAACACCTAACGGAAATGAGAGCGGCGATGTTACTTACGTTCAGTAGTCAAATAGAGAGCGCAGATGGCGAGCGTAGAGTCATCGCTGGCAAAATTGTGCCATTCGAAGTGCCTGGTAATACCAGTGTCGGTAAAGTTGTATTTGCTAAAGGATCAATAGACGTAGGAGATCCAGGCAGAATTAAGATGCTTATGCAACACCGCAACGATAAGCCTATTGGCCGTATGCAAAAGTTTAATGAGCAAGAAGATGGCATTTACGCTAGTTTTAAAATTAGCGCAAGCATGCAAGGATCAGATGCTTTAATGCTGGCAAGTGAGCAGCTTATTGATGGCCTATCTGTAGGTGTAGATGTGATTAAATCATCTCAGAAAAAAGATTATATTTATGTAACTAAGGCAACACTCAAAGAAGTAAGCCTGGTTGAATCACCAGCATTCACAGAAGCACAAGTAACTAAAGTTGCCGCTAGCGAAGGCGAAGCGGATGCAACAAATCAACCAACTACGGAAAGTGAGGCACAAGTGGACAACACCACCGAGCCAACAGCAGTACCAGTGGTAGAGGTTGCTCCAGTAGAGGCCGCACGCCCAACAATTAGTGCATCCTTCTACACAGAGCCTCGCTCACCAATTAGAACACAAGCACACATGCTAGAACACAGCATCAAAGCAAAATTAGGTAATCACGAATCAGCAACATGGGTAATGAAAGCAGAAGCAGATGTAGCAAAATTCTTAACTGCTGCAGATGATTCATTCACTACCAACCCAGCATTTAATCCAACACAGTTTGTACCTACAGTAGTAGATACACTTATTGGATCACGCCCAGCAGTAGACGCAATCGGTTCACGTGCGCTACCAGCTGCAGGTATGACAATCTCAGTACCTAAGATCACTACTTCAGGTACAGTTGCAGAAACAGCAGAAGCAGCAGCACCTTCAGAGACAGGTATTGTCAGCTCATACGTCAATTTGACTGTTAAAAAATACGCTGGCCTTCAAAGATACAGTTTAGAAATTCTAGAAAGATCTTCACCAGAATTCTTTGCAGCGATGATTGACAACATGACACGTGCCTATAACAAAGCAACAGATGCAGCAGTAATTGCAGCATTGACAGCAGGCGGAACACAAGCTACAGCAGTAGCAGCAGATTCAGCAGGAATTATTTCCTACGTATCAACACAAGCACCAGCTGCATACCTTGCAACAGGTGAGTTAGCAACTAAGTACATCGCTGGTACATCACAGTGGTCACTGCTATTAGGCGCAACCGATACAACTGGTCGCCCAATTTACAACGCTGCTAATCCAATGAACAATGCAGGAGTATCTGCACCAACTTCATTACGTGGTAATGTACTTGGTTTAGATCTATACGTAGATCCAAACGCAGTATCAACTACTATCGATGAGTCAGCATTTATCGTTGTACCTTCATCAGTATCAATTTACGAATCACCAATCCTTCGACTATCTGTAAATCAGCCAGCAACTGGCGAGATTGAGACAGCACTATATGGTTACATGGCCGTTGGTGTATTGGTCGCTGGTGGCGTTCGCCGCTTTAACCTAACGTAATAAGTTAGTCAATTTAGTAATCCTCTGGGGTTTAGTAGCCCTAGCCCCAGGGGAGTTTTTCTAGAAAGGAATCTATGGCCGCTGTAATGGTTACCCAAGCCGAGTTACGTACTAACCTTGGTATAGGTACTTTGTATAGTGATGCAACTGTAGAAGAATGCTGCCAATCGGCAGAAGATTTAATCTCTAGTTATTTATGGCATAACGATGCCCCAGTAGTGGCCTCATCTATTAGCAATAACGTAGCAACTTTAGTTTTATCAAACCCTGGCATATTTACTACAGGTCAATCAATAACAGTCTCTAATTGCGGTGCAACATATAATGGCACATACACATTAACAGGATCATTCCCGGGTACTACAGTGCCCGTTTCAATCGGCACAATGTTTTGGAGTACATACGCATTAAGTTCATACCCTAACGGCTACAGCTTTATTCAATACGCAAAGACAGCTGCGGATGACAACTTTCATTTTGTTAAACCATACGGCCGAGCCCTTGGCCCAGAGCATAAATCACAGGCTTACACTGCGACCCCTGCCATCAGAGAGGCTGCGATGATCGTAGCTGTAGACATCTGGCAAGCACGTCAAGTTAGCCAGACTGGTGGGGTAGGTATGGATGGGATCTCTGCAAGCCCATATCGGATGGGTTATCAGCTGATCAACAGAGTGCGTGGTCTCATCCAGCCGTATTCAAGTCCTAATTCACTGGTCGGCTAATGGCTGCAATAAGCACCCTACGTGGCACGCTAGCAACCGCTTTAGGAAACCCTGGAGTTTGGTCTACCTTTAGTTTTCCACCTGCAACTCTACTTGCTAACAGCGTGGTCGTAACGCCTAGCGATCCCTATATTGTGCCTAGCAATAACAGCCAGACAAGCATCGCACCTCTGGCTAATTTTAAAATTTTAATAACTACACCTGCATTTGACAATCAAGGCAACTTGCTAGGTATGGAAAACTTTATTGTGGCAGTCGTAACTAAACTAGCGGCATCAACCCTGGTTTACAACATATCAAGTGTCTCCGCTCCAGCTATAACTAATGCAGCTAGTGGAGATTTATTAACATCAGAAATAACTGTATCAATCCTAACGAGCTGGAGTTAAAATGAGTACACACGAAGAAGACTTAGCCTTCTTAAAAAAGACAGGCCAAATTCAAGACGCACCAAAACCAACTGCACAAACAAAGAAAGATGAGGAATAACAATGGCAATCTATTTAAATAATAACGTTGGTGTTAAGTTGGCTACCGCTGCTGCACCTACTGTACCTTCAATCGACATTAGCTCATACGTAACTAATGCCGTAATCAACCAGATCGTAGATGAACTAGAAGTAACCGCTATGGGCGATACCGCACATAAGTTTGTTGCGGGTCTACAATCAGCAACATTCTCTGTTGACTTTATCAATGACTGGGCAGCTAGCCAAGTAATGACAACATTAAACGCAGCCTTTGGGCAAACTCTGTCAGTATCTGCAATTACTGTAAAAGGCACTGCCGTATCAGCTACAAACCCAACTTACCAATTCTCAATCTTGGTAAATAACCTGACCCCAATCGGTCAAGGTGGCGTGGCTGAGGTTGCAACATCAAGTCTGTCCTTTACAGTAAACTCCGCAGTAACAGTGTCATCATCGGTGGCATTTTAACTAAGGAGTAACAATGGCAAAGTTAAAGATTACAAGGGCTAATGGCGAAATTTCAGAGCACAAAATAACGCCAGGAATTGAGTACAACTTTGAAACCAAATATGGCTCAGGTATTAGCAAAATATTAAGAGAGCACGAGCGTCAGACGGAAATTTTCTACCTTGCGTATGAATGTTTACGCAGGGCTGGCGCTCAAATACCTTTATGGGGATCAGAGTTTATTGACACTCTTGAAACTGTCGAGGTATTAGACGAAGAAAAAAAATAACTGAGCGGAATTCTATTGTTTACACTATTGCGCAATTAGCAGTAGAGACTGGAATACCGCCTAGAGAGTTTATTGATATGGATACCGAAATGTATCTAGCGATAATCCAGGTATTGACAGATAGAGCTAAGGAGATCAAAAATGCCAGTCGTGGTAAACGGCGTTAAGCAACTCCAGAAGGCTATGCGAGAGGTCGAGCCTGAACTCAATAAACAAATGTCTAAAGATATTAAGACTGCGATGCTTATCGTCCGAGATAAAGCACGTGGTTATTTACCGCAACAAAACGAAGTTTTAAGCGGCTGGGGTAAAGGCACTGCATCAGCTGACACAATCAAATATAGGGCATTCCCAGCTTATGATTATTCTCTAGCTAAAAGTCTTATTAAGTATAACGCTGGCACAAACAGTCGCAATCGATCAGGTTATAGAGCTGCATTCTACGTGGCAAACATATCAGCACCAGGCGCAATCTTTGAAACTGCTGGTCGCAAGAATCGCCGTGGAGCATCTAATTCAGAAAGCCTTAATCCTAATGCTGGCATACAGTTTATAGAATCTGCCGAATCTATTAGCCAGATGAAAGGCGAGAACAAACAAAAAGGTCGTTTAATTTATAGGGCCTGGTTTGAAGAATCCGCCAAGGTTATCCCAGCCGTGGTTAAGGCTATTAACACAGTAGCCACAGACTTTAACATTAAAACACGATTAGGTAAGGCAGCATAGTGGCTAATTTAATTGTCAGCGCAGTCAGCACCTTTGATAATAAAGGACTTAAAAAAGGCCAAAAAGAAATTGGTGCCTTTGATAAACAAGTAAACAAATTAGGTAAAACATTTGCGGGAGTCTTTGGCGCTGCAGCAATACTCAACTACAGTAAAAAAGCCATTAGTGCTTTTATGGCTGATGAGAAGGCTGCTAAATCTTTAGAATTACAGCTAAAAAATACTGGATATGCTTTTAGTTCACCAGCAGTCGAAGACTACATTGGGAAATTACAGAAGACTACAGGCGTGCTTGATGATGAATTACGCCCATCATTCCAAAGACTATTAACAGTTACGAAGTCTATTACTCAAAGCCAAGACGCTTTAGCACTGGCATTGGATTTGAGCGCAGCTGGCTATGGATCAGTTGAACAAATCAGCGCTAGTTTAGCGAAAGCGTACTCTGGTCAAACTACAGCATTAGGCAGACTAGGAACTGGATTAAGTAAGGCGACATTAGCAACTGGCAATATGGAAAAGATTATGGCCGAATTGCAACAGAAGTTTGCAGGCCAAGCAGCAGCTAGATTAACTACTTATGCTGGCAAAATGGATCTGCTAAAAGTAGCATCCGAAAATGTTAAAGAAGAAATAGGTAAAGGAATATTAGGCGCATTAGACGCACTGGGCAAAGACACCAGCATTGAAGACACTACAGCTAATATGGAGAATTTTGGCAAAGCCACTGGCGATGCTATTACTGGTGTAGGAGTTTTAATTGCTGAGTTACAAAAAATACCTGGATCAAAGAGAGTAACCGATGTTTTATTTGGCACCAACATATTTGGTTTGTTAGGCAAACTGGCAGAAGAAGATGCAAAAAGCAAAGCAGGTACTAAACCAAATTTAGAAGCTAGATCATCTAGCCGTGTTTATGGACAGCAATTACGCTTAGAAAATAAAATTATTAAAGAAAGCAACAAGGCTAGAGCAGATGAGTTGGCAAAATTAAAGGCTAAGTCTGAAGTAGATAAACTGAAAGATAAGTTTGATCTAGAGCGCATAGGATTAACGTTGGCGCTCAATCAGGCAACCGATGAAGAGACTAAATTACGTTTAAGAGCGCAACTAGCAATCCTAGATAATAACGAGGCGTTGGCTAAAAAATTAAATGCTGAACTAGGCGCTAAAGCATCTATTGATGCCCTAGCCACAGCTGCGGGTATGGCCGCTAGTGCGCTTACAAATTTTGGCCCTGCTTTGTTCAACGCTTTAGGTGAGATGACTGCTAGAGGCCGTAATCAAATAGCACCAGATGAGTTTGCTAGATTGCCACAAGGTGCAACTAATCAACAGGCCGTTGCCGCTGCAACTAATCAACAAACTACAGCCACAGTAGTTGTAAACGCAGGAACCATAGTTACCGATCAACAATTAGAAGCTGTTATCCAGAAGAACGTATTGCAGTTATTAAAGTCAGGCAATAAATTATTACCAGCAGGAGCGCTGACTAACTAATGGCTGTACCAACAATCAATGCAATAATTAACTTTTCTACTGGCCCTAGTTTTGCCCAGGCCATGATTTTAGATACAGGCGTATTAGACACAAACATTTTGGCAGATTCAACAGCCGTTATTGTTGATGTTTCAGATCAAATTAACAGCATTCAAACTGCTAGAGGTCGTAACGCTTTAGTAGATCAATTCCAGACTGGCACACTGACTTTGCGTATAGTCGATCAAAACGGAAATTTCAACCCTACAAACCCTGCCAGTCCTTATTACACATACCTAACGCCTATGAAGAAAGTACAAATATCTGCTACATATAGTGGCACAACCTATTCACTATTTTCAGGTTTTATTACAAGCTATGTAAACACCCAACCTAAAGATGCTACCGAGGTTGCTTATACAACTATACAAGCTGTAGATGCTTTTAGGCTTGCCCAGAATGCTCAGGTATCTACAATTACAGGTGCTACCGCTGGCGATTTATCAGGCACAAGAATCAACCAGATATTAGATGAAATTGACTGGCCAGCAACCATGCGTGATGTTGATGCAGGCTTGACTACTTTACAGGCAGATCCAGGCACTGCACGCACATCCCTAGATGCCATGCAAACAGTCACCGAAAGCGAATATGGCGCTTTATATGTAGATACCGATGGCTCGTTTGTATTTCAAGACCGATCAGTTACCGCTGGATCGATTGGCGGCACTGTCACAACTTTTAATGATGATGGCACAGGTATCTCATACGCCAATGCTGTATGGAAATTAGACGATACGCTGATATTCAATTCAGCCCAAGTTAGCCGTGCAGGTGGATCACCACAGACTGCTATCAATCAAGCATCGATTGATAAATACTTTATTCACTCATACAACCTGCAAAACCTGCTTATGCAAACCGATGCCGTAGCCTTAGATTATGCCCAGGCTTATGTCGCTAGCCGTGCCGAGACACAGGTTAGGTGCGATGGCATTGAACTGGATCTATACACGCCTAATTACAATTCAGGAATTATCGCAGCTTTAGACCTAGATTTCTTTGATCCAATTAGAATTGTGACTACTCAGCCAGGCGGATCTACTTTGGACCGAACTTTGCAGATATTTGGCGTGGCTACAACAATCACACCAAACAGCTTTAGGGTCTTCTTTACGACTTTAGAACCCGTAATTGATGCCCTGATTCTAGATAACAACATCTATGGCACTTTAGACTATAATGTGCTCAGTTACTAAGGAGTAAAATGGCAAAACAAACGTTTACCACTGGGCAGGTACTTACAGCTGCACAGATGACAAGTCTGCAACAAACTGCTATGGGTGGTGGATCTGCTACGGCTAAGACAGCTAGTTATACATTAGTTGCTGCTGATGCAGGTACAACTGTAATAATGAATAGCGCAAGCGCAACAACAGTTACAGTAAATACATCTTTATTTTCTGCAGGCGATACAGTTTATATTTCAAACATAGGTGCTGGAGTTTCTACTATCACCGCAGGCACAGCTACAGTAAATACATCAGCTTCTTTAGCTTTAGCACAATATGAAGGCGGTACATTATATTTTACTTCTGCTTCTGCTGCTTTATTCTTCAAATCTGCAGGTGCAGCTGCTGGTGGTGGCAAAATTTTACAGGTTGTTCAAGCCACTTATGCAACATCAACTACCAGTTCATCAACAAGTTATGCTGATACAGGATTATCGGCTTCAATTACTCCAAGCGCAGCTTCAAGTAGGATTTTAGTTATGGTAAATCAACCAAGTTTAAAAGATGTTGGAAACGCAAGCAATGGAGTAAATTTAAGAATAATGCGTGGTGCAACAGTTATTTTAACTCAAACATATACCTTATATACAGCAACAAATTTGGCGCTTTTTGGAATAGTCAGTTTTAATTTTGTGGACAGTCCAAGCACAACTTCCGCATTGACATACAAAACACAATTTGCAAATACAAATGCTTCTGCTCAAGTAGAAGTTCAACACAACAGCAATACAAGTATTCTTACTTTAATGGAAATTGGAGCATAATATGGCAACAGGTAAAGAAGTTTTATCAATGCTTTTACCTAATGGCGGTTGGGTAATTACTGCAGATGATTATGAGAGTATTAAATTTTTAGAATGTGAGCCAATAACTAAAAAACAATTTGAAGCAGGATTTTCAAAATATGATGCTTGGAAAACTGCACAAGATGTTGACAGAGCAACAGCAAAAACAACAGCACAGGCAAAACTTGAAGCACTTGGTTTAACTGTTGAGGATTTACAAGCTCTAGGTTTGTAATGCAACCGAAGTTATGTGCAGCTGGTGTGCAGTTAAGAGATCAAGTTGATACGTGGTTTCCGGATAGGGATGTTAAAAGTCCAGAAGGATGGCTGGGCGATAGTAGGCATGCCGCCAGAAAATCGGATCATAATCCAGACCAATTTGGGTGGGTCAGAGGTCTTGATCTTAATGCTCGGTTACAGTCATCCGACAGCCTCGCACCTTATCTGGCTGACCAGATCAGAATCGCAGCCAAACAAGATAAACGCCTATCATACGTCATCTATAACGGGAGAATATGCTCAAAGATATTAAATTGGAAATGGCGTAAGTACAAAGGTATCAATCCGCACAAGCGTCATATCCATATCAGCTTTACAACACTAGGCGATCTAAATGGCACAGCGTTTGACATACCACTAATAGGGGGAAAAATTGGCTAATACATATAACATACTTATAGATCAAGGTGCAACATATACCTTGGCTTTAAGTTACAAGGACAGCGCTGGTACAGCAATAAACTTGACCGGTTATACAGCTGCTATGCAATTAAGAAAAACAGTAGGATCAGCAACTGCTAGTTTATCTTTGACTTCTTCATCTGGTATTGTAATAACAGGTGCAACAGGATTGTTAAACATAACCATTACAGCTACGCAATCACGAGATTTAGTACCCGATCTTTATGTTTACGACCTAGAGATAACTTCAGGTGCCGGCGTTGTTACTCGCTTGATTGAAGGATCTGCAGTTGTATCAGCTGAGGTTACTAGATGAGTGATGATACTTTAACAATTACTGAGGTAGTAAATTCCGTAACAGTTACGCCTGTAAATAATACAGTTACTGTGTCAGAAGTAGGCACGCAGGGTCCAGCAGGTACAAACGGCACGAATGGCACTAATGGAACTAATGGAACTAATGGAACTAATGGCGCTACAGGGGCTACTGGTGCGACAGGTCCTACGGGTGCGACCGGTGCGACCGGTGCGACCGGTGCAACGGGTGCAGGAGTAGCAGTTGGTGGAACTGTTGGTCAGGCATTAACTAAAATTAACAGCACTGATTACAACACACAATGGACAACGATTCCGTTGCTTACAACCGCAAACACTTTTAGTGGTGGGGTGCAACAGATGATAACTGCCAGCGCAGCAACTGTTGGGTTAATTGTCAAAGCAACAGCATCCCAAAGCGCTAACTTACAACAATGGCAGGACAGCACTGGTTCAGTCAAAGCCAGTATTGCCAATAATGGTGATTTAACAAACAATGGTGTGTTCACAGTTTATGGTCGTTTTGGTGGTTCAGGATTTGTTGATGGAGCTTCGTTAAGAGTGAACGCTTATTCAACTTCCGTAGTTACCGCAGTTATCAAAGCTTTATCCTCGCAGACATCTAATCTTCAAGAATGGCAAAACTCGTCAAGCACAGTCCTTACAGCCATTACGCCATCTGGCACAATTAACTTTGCATCTGGTAACACTTCATCAACGGCAACGGCTGGAGCGATCACCGCCCCTGTTTTAGTTAGTGGTTATATAACCATGCAAGTTGCTGGCACAACTGTCAAGGTTCCATACTACGAAAGCTAGGAGATAACATGAAAATAAGTAAGAAGCAAAAAGCAATACTTAAATCATACTTTAGAGGTGTGCTTGTATCGCTACTAACATTCTTAGCAAGTAATGAATTGGGATTGGATCCTGCCGTGTCTGTAATTGTTGCAGCGCTAGCAGGTCCAGCAGCTAGGGCTTTAGATAAATCCGACAGTGCTTATGGCATCGGTGCCGATGAAGCATGACACCTACAGAGTGGGCTGGCTTTGGCGCTGGCGTTTGCGCCGTGCTAACAGGCGGGCTAGTCGGATTACGTTTTCTAGTTAAAGGCTGGCTGAATGAGTTGCGCCCGAATTCTGGCAGCAGTATCAAAGACGCCGTTGATCGAATCGACCAAAGAAGTTCACGATTAGAACAGCGTGTCGATGATCTCTTTGTTTTAATTAGTAAGTCATAATTTTAATATGGCTACCAAGCGTAAACCTAAGAAGAAGATAGCACGTAGGCGCAGGACTACTAAAGAACCTGTACTTACAAAGTTAGATTTCTGGGCTATAGCAGCTAATGAGGTTTATATGGCCTGTCGTAAGTCAGGCATGGATGAAGGCACAGCCCTAGCGTTTGCGATGGATAGGTCGAGTTATCCAGATTGGATTGTAGATATAAAAGATCCTATTAAGAATCCACTTGATGATTTTGAAGAGGATGAAGATTAAGCCGCAGAGATACTTAGTCGTATCAGATTTACAGGTGCCTTTCCATCACGTTGCAGCTGTGAAGAATGTAATCAAATTAGCACGTAGGGAGAAGTTTGATAGTGTATTGGTGGTCGGGGATGAGATTGATTTTCAGACCATTAGTCGATGGAGTGAAAACACACCTTTGGCTTACGAACAAACTATTCACGCTGATCGTGAGCTTACTAAAGAAATACTTTGGGATCTCAGCGAGTACAGCAGCCAATGTATTATTCAGCGCAGTAATCATACTGATCGCTTATATAACACTTTATTAAAAGTACCTGGCTTAATCAGTTTGCCAGAGCTGCAATACCCTAAGTTTATGGGGTTTGCTGAAATGGGCATGACCTACAGTAAAGAGCCATATCAAATACCTGGTACTAATTGGTTCATGGCCCATGGCGATGAAGGCAATATCAGCCAGCATGCGGGCATTACGGCGATCAACCTTAGTAAAAAATGGGGCGTTTCAACAATTATTGGGCACACCCACAGGCTTGGCATGAGTAGTGTCTCAGAAGCCGTAGGAAGCCGATACAGGGCTTTACATGGCATAGAGGTAGGTAATCTTATGGATAGAAAAAAAGCCTCTTATTTG